TAAATGAAACGCCCATCTTTGCATTGAGGACGTTGGCAGCCGGTCTTATGGCGGGGCTGACATCGCCGGCACGGCCCTGGTTCCGGCTCTCGATCCGGGATATCGATGTATCCGACAATACGCCGGTAAGATTATGGCTCGATGAGGTTACAAAGCGGATGCTGACCGTGCTGTCACAGAGCAATGCCTATAACGCCCTGCACACGATCTACGAAGAACTCGGCTGCTTCGGGACGGGCTGCGTATTGATCGAGGACGACTACCAGGACGTCATCCGCTGTCAGACACTGACCGCCGGCGAATACTATCTTGCCTCTTCCGCCCGCAACCAGATCGATACCCTTTACCGCGAGTACGTCATGACGGTTGGGCAGGTGATCGAGAGATTTCCAGAGGACAACTGGAGTCCGCAAGTTAGATCGCTAAAACTTTCCGGCCAGCTAGACAAAGAGATAAACGTCGCCCAGGCCGTCGAGCCAAACGACGACCGGGCGCCTCAGGTACCAGGCCTAAAGGGGCGAAAGTACAGGTCCGTAATATGGGAGTGGGGGCAGAGCCAAACCCTTGTCTTGGAGCTTCGAGGATACCACGAGCTTCCCTTTTGCGCCCCCAGGTGGCATGTCATCGGAAACGATTCATACGGCCGCAGCCCCGGTATGGAAGCCCTCGCTTCGTCGAAAATGCTTCAGCAACTCGAAAAAAGGACCGCCCAGGCGATAGACAAGGTCTTGAACCCACCCATGGTGGCCGATGTCGCGATGAAAAACGAGCCGGCCTCGCTTCTGCCGGGCGGCATCACCTATGTGGCCAATCCGGTCGGGGGGACCGGGTTTAAGCCAGCATACCAGGTCCCACCGGATATCCGCGGCGCAGAAGAGAAGATAGCCAAGTGCGAGGAGCGAATAAACCGGGCCTTTTTCGCAGACCTTTTTCTTATGATCTCACAACTCGACACCGTCCGCACGGCAACCGAGATAACCGAGCGAAAGCAGGAGAAAATGCTGATGCTCGGCCCGTTTCTCGAGCGCAGCCAGTTCGAACTCATCAACCCGTTCATCGATCGTGTGTTCGCTGTGATGTACAGGGCAGGCTTGATTCCCCCTCCTCCTCGAGAGACTCGCGGCCGCGCCTTCGACATAGAGTGCGTATCGACGCTCGCCGACGCTCAAAAGTCCACTGCGACCACGGGAATCGAGCGCCTGGCGGCATTTGTCGGCAATCTTGCCGCCGCCAAACCCGATGCGCTCGATAACATCGATTTCGATGAGGCGGTCCGCGAGTACGCCGACCTTATCGGCGTAACACAGAAGCTGATTATGGCTCAGCAAAAGCGGGACGCTTTGCGCAAGGCGCGTATGCAGCAGATGCAGGCCGCTCAGGCGCCTAAACTCGCCATGGCCGGGGTCCAGGGGGCAAAGGCGCTGTCTGAGACCGATGTCGGCGGAGGGCAGAACGCATTGCAAAAGATACTCGGGAACGGCTAGGGGTTGGGTGTACCGACATATCGCGTTAAGTCCCGCTAAGCTCGGCGCCGGATTCGGGATCAAAAGCCCTGCCAGAATGACGACGTGCCAATGTCGGATGTCAACACAGTCGGGGCTAGGCGTTTTGGTTTTTTCCGTTCACTGTTCACTGTTTATATGTCCTGTCACCCTTTAAAGGAACTTCAAATGAAAGAGCCTCACACATCGGATTTGGTCCCACGCAGCGCGGGATTGACGCGCAACCTGCAAACCCTCACCCTGCCCTCTCGCCGAGGGAGGGGGAAAGAGGCAGCGGTAGATGGGCCTGCGACCCGCACCCGCCCGCAGGGACCGGCCTGCACCTCATCATCGACGGCTATGATTGCCATTCCGAACTTTTGTCCGACCGGGAAGCATTATTGCGATGGCTCGAGGATTTACCGGCGCAAATCGGAATGTCCACACTCATGCCCGCAGCGGTCGAGCGGATCGAGCACCCAAGGTGCCACCCGGAGGATGAAGGTTTATCCGGGGTCGTCGTGATCTGCGAATCGCATATAGCGGTCCACACATGGCCGAGACGCAGGGAGATCCAGGCCGATGTCTATTCTTGCAGGCCTTTTGACTTTGGGGCAGTGCTTGCGCATTTCATCCACGACTTCGGTATTGGAGACTACGATACGCAACTGATAGGCAGAAGACGGAGAGCTTGCACCGAAAGTGTTTAATCCGTGGACGGGGGACAGATGATCGAGAGAAATGTTTTTTCCGCTTCCGATCCTGAACAGGTCAAATCGCGACGCGAAAAGCAAAAGACCCGCGAGCTGCAAAAGAAAGCAGCGCTACGAAGGCTTATATCCGACCCGGCCGGCCGCATGTGGATCCGGGACCTGATGACCCGTTGCGGGGCGTATCACTCGTCCTTTTCGACCGACCCCCTGGTCATGGCCTTTAATGAGGGAAGGCGTGACATTGGAAATTACGTCATAAGCGAGATCGATCGTATCGACCCGGAACTCTCAATAAGGATGGCCCTCGAAAACCGGACCGATGACCTCGGGGCCGATCCTTGGCCCCGAGGGACCCATGACTGAGTGGAACCAATCAGACATAAAACGACGTTTAAGCCGAACCAAGATGAGCGAGGCAGGGTTGTGGGGAGCGGGACATAGAGAAATTACGTGCACTGCGCAACAAATGGTCGTGAAGCAGTTCTTCAGTAAGTTCAGCAATACCCTCCATTGTCCACAGATGGTCCGTCACTCCCCCCTATCGCGGGATTTGCCCGCAAAGTCCGATAAGCCCACATGAGCCGACCAGTTTTGAGCTTTGGTTGTACCGACATACCGCGTTAAGCCCGCGAAGCGCTACGCTGGATTCCAGCTTAGAAGCCCTGCCGGAATGACGGCGTGCGTTATTGTCGAGAGTTAATACACTAAGGACTTATACGTAAATACCTTGTGTCTTCATTTTTATTGGGTCTTCCGGCAAACGAGTACCTCATTAATTTAGCTAAAATTTTCTCTGCGATCCCGGCCTGCTCTGCGGTCCGCCTAAAAATCCGCCCTCACAAAAGATCGGGCGCGGACTATACGCACCGTGTGACACGCATGCGGATAGCGGGGACCCGAACTCAGTGAGGGTCCACCGCGGAGCCGCAGAGAAAAGACAAATTATCAAAGGAAAAGAAAAAGGGCTGCATTTAAGCGCGATCCTCACGACAAATTCTTAGATTGGCCCGCGGAGGAAAGCAGAGAACAGAGAGGATATTTTGGAAGGGCCTTCTCTCAGCGTTCTCGGCGGCTCTGCGCTGGATTTTTTTGTTGCGGCCGCGCCTCGCTGTGCCCCTCATATCCAAAAGTACGGTCATATGATCAGGTACTCATTCGCCGGATGATCCTTTTTATTCTGCTATGTTTTCTTCTGTTTGGCTGACATTACCATCCAGGAGGGGGAATGGCAAAAGTTCAGTCTTGGGAAGTATCTGACGCATTCTGGGGGAAGATTGAACCATTAATACCTCCTCCCACAAGGGATCCCAAAAAAACCTATTTGCGAAAGCCGGGTGGCGGCAGAAAACCGATCCAACCAAGGAGAATTTTTGAAGCCATTATTTACGTACTGCGCACGGGCTGCCAATGGCAAGCACTTCCCAAAGAGCGGTTCGGCAGTCCTAGCGCTATTCACACTCACTTCAAACGGTGGATGCGAGCAGGCTTTTTTGTGAAGCTATGGAGAGCCGGTCTCGCCGAGTACGACGATATGGAAGGCATAGCCTGGCTCTGGCAAAGCATAGATGGCGCAATGGTCAAAGCTCCACTTGCACGAGAGACCGTTGGCCGCAACCCAATGGATAGGGGAAAAAAAGGGCAGCAAACGTCATGTCCCAGTGGACGGCCGTGGCGTCCCGCTATCGATTGTCGTAACCGGAGCGAACAGACATAATGTCAGCCAGCTTGAGGCCGTATTGGATGAGATCATTATCGAGCGCCCCCAGAATGAAGAACAATATCTTTGCGCGGACAAAGGCTATACCGGCAACCAAGCAATTAAAGCTATCAAAGAGCGCAACTACATCCCACACATAAAGAAGCGTGGGGAAGAAATAGAAGAAAAGAAGAAAAACCCTGATTTCAAAGCTCGAAGATGGGTTGTTGAAGCGGCGCACTCTTGGTTTAATCGTTTCAGAAAGCTTCTTGTTCGATATGAAAAGCTGATGAAAAGTACCAAGCTCTACTGCATCTTGCTGCCGCCATAATCGCTTTCAGAAAAGTACATGTTATTTACGTATAAGCCCTAAGTTTTTAGTTTTCCCCCTTCACTTTTCACCATTCATTTTTCACCCCTTTTCCACTTTTTTCCGCTTCTGGCTGCCGCTTGTATTACCGCTTCCGGTTGCCGCTTCCGGTTGCCGTTTGGCAGGCCCAAATCTCTCCATGCTACGATGTTGCCCGATGCGATAGAAACGGAAGGATCGAAGCACTCTGTTTTTCCCTGTTCACGGTTCACTGTTCACGGCACTGGAGCAATCATACCACCTGAATCGAGCCTGAATTTACAGGGCGGCCGGTTCCCTCCAACGTTCAGATACGAGAAAGGATTTTCTATGGCTGAGGAACAGACAGACCAGGCAACAAACCCGTTCGATACGGCAATCACACCCCAGGGGCTTTTTGTTGGCGGGGACCTGCCACAGGTATCGGGTACCGGCGATCAGGCATCGGAAAACCCTCCGGCACCCGAGGAGCGTAGCGGGGTCCGGCATACATCGGCGGCTCCCGATGCCCAATCTGCGCCGAAAGGCGATCCGGCGACGCAAGCGACTGAAGGAGAAGGTGCAAACGATCGAGATGAAGCCGCGCCTGCTCCGGAACAGTACGCGGATTTTACACTCCCGGAGGGCGTCCAACTGGACGAAGCCGGCCTGACAGAATTTAAGTCTTTCGCGAAAGAGCAGGACTTGACGCAAGAGCAGGCGCAGAAGGTCCTGGAGTATGGCGGGGCGAAGATCAAAGCGATGATCGAGGCGCCCTACAAGACCTGGAGCGAGATGCAGACCAAGTGGCAGGCCGAAGTGAAGGCCGATCCGGAGATCGGCGGGACCAAGTTCGAGCAGAGCATCAAAGAAACCGCACTCGTCTTCCAGCCGGGGGAGAGCAACCCGTTCGTTAAATCGGCCGAGGAAGCGGAGGCGCTGCGCAAAGCGCTCGACACCACCGGCGCGGGCAACAACCCGGCGATGGTGCGGCTTTTCGTAAAGATGGGCAGGCTTCTGGCCGAACCCGGAACGCTCACAGGCAAGCCCACGGCAGTTGACAAGCAGGGAGACATCCTTGCGAAGATGTACCCGACAATGAACGATGAGACCAAGTAAATAAGGAGCCTTGACAATGGCCACAATAGGACCGGCGGCACTGACTTTGATGGACTGGGCGAAGCGCATTGACGATGACGGCAAGATCGCCGAGATCGTGAACCTGCTTTCCCAAACCAATGAAATCTTAGACGACATGCTCTGGATGGAAGGAAATCTTCCGACCGGGCACAAGACCACCATCAGGACCGGCCTTCCCCAAGCTTACTGGCGCCTGCTCAATATGGGCGTTCCGAGGGGAAAATCGACCACCGCTCAGATCACCGAGACCTGCGGCATGCTCGAGACTTACTCGGATATCGACGTGGACCTGGTGGCCCTGGCAGGAAACGACCGCGCTTTCAGACTCTCCGAAGAGCTGGCTTTTCTTGAAGGCATGAACCAGCAGATGGCCGGCACCATCTTCTACAACAACATCACAACGACTCCGGCGGCTTTTATGGGACTGGCTCCGAGATACCCGAGCGTACTGACTTCGACTGCGCAGACGGCCAATAACGTTATCGACGCGGGAGGCACCGCATCGACCAATACGAGCGTATGGCTCGTCCACTGGGGGCCGATGTCGGTTCACGGCATTTTCCCCAAAGGCGCCAAGGCGGGTTTTCGGCAGGAAGATATGGGGAAGACCCCCGTCTATGATTCCAATCAAAATCCCTACTACGCCTGGCGCACCCATTACAAGTGGGATGCGGGACTGGTGGTAAAGGATTGGAGGTACGCGGTCCGGATTGCCAATATCGACGTAACGCAGCTTTCGGGCGGAACACCGCCCAACCTCATCAACCTGATGATTCGGGCGATTCACAGGCTGCCCACCCAGCCGGCAAGGGCCGGAAATGTCCAGACGTCGGATGCTCCGAGACTCACGCTCGGCCAGGCAGGCTTTTACTGCAACCGCGCCATTTCCACCTGGCTCGACATCCAAGCGCTCAATAAGCAGAACGTGCTGCTCAGGATGGACGAATTCGACGGCAAACCGGTAACCACGTTTCGCGGAATACCGATAAGGACCTGTGACCAGTTGCTCAATACCGAGACTCGCGTGCAGTAAACAAAAAAATATTCACCGCAGAGACGCGGAGAGCGCAGAGAAGGGCAAAAATGGGGAAGAGGGGCAAAAAGACAGGTGGCGTTCCGGGGGGCAACGCATCTTTTTGTATTGAAGGTCGAACTTGCTTTCCTCTGCGTCTCTGCGCCTCTGCGGTGAAGGTCTAAAGGAGATTTTGCGATGATAATGGACAATCTTTTGGTTTTCGACGGCAGCGTCGGCACAACCGGAGCGCTCACCGGGACGCTGGTAAACAATACGACGAACTGGGCCAACCCTCCGGCTTCGGGTTCGACCTATTACAGCGTCAACACGCTCGACAGCGGGCAGCTTGCGAGCAACAAGCTCGGGTACGGGCGCGACATCGGCATCGGAGACGATCCCACGCTTTTGCTTGTGGTATCGGCGTCCGTGGCGATCATAGGGCTAGCCAACTCGACGCTGACGATAGCCATTCAGGTGGCTGCGGACAACGGATCGGGCAGCCCTTCGGGTACCTGGGACACCATAGCGCAGAGCGAAGCGATAGCCGTAGGGACCGCCGGGATCTCGGGCGAGATCTGGCGAGCGCCGATCCCTCAGGCCAATGCGGGCTACATTCCCAAGTTTTACCGGCTCGCCTACACGGTGGGGACGGCGAATCTCGCGACCAACGGAACCGGGGCAATCCTGGCCGAGATCGTTTTGGACAAAGACGCGCGCGGCCCGCTGGGCGGATATCAGAGCGGCTACAGTAACCAATATCTGTAAAAACCATTCACCGCAGAAGCGAACCCTCACTACGTTCGGGTTTGCGCTTGCAATCCGAACCAACGGTTGATGCTTCAAGTTCACGCCCGATCTTTTGTGAGGGCGCAGAGCGCGCAGAGGGAAGCAGGAGTGGGAAAAAAATCCAAAAATCGAAGCAGCTTGTGTCACTTCCTAGTCGCGTGCTTTGCCCAAAGCGGGAATTTCTCTGCGTCTCTGCGTCTCTGCGGTAGATTTTCTTAAAGGAGTTTTTGCAATGGCAAAGTACAAGCTTCTGGAAAAAAGCTTTATCGACAACAGGCTCTGGGAGGAAGGCGAAACGGTCGAAGTGGCCGATGAGCTTATTCCCGGTCCCCACATGGTTCCGGTGGATGCGGCGGCGCATAAGATGGCGAAAAAGATGGGCCTGGTCAACGGCCCGATACCGGACCCGGTGGATGCGCTTACCCTGACCGAGGCGGAGAAAATGGGCGCAAGTCCCCAAGGCATAAAGAGCGGCATCGCAGCGTCGGATGCGCAGATGCCGTAGGAACGGAAATGAGACGGAGGTCGGATGACGGGTGTCAGAGGTCGGAAAGACCCTTCCGATACCCGATACCCGACCCCTCTTAGCGACTTTTGTTAGAAAGGAGCGAGTAAGCGATGGCTGTAAATTTTCAATCGAATGTGTTTCCTCCCGGCATGGACCTGGGGCAGGTCAACACGGCGGTCCAGACCGTTACGGCAGGACAGGTGGTTCCGGTGCAGCTGGACCCTTCCGGGCGGCTGCTCGTAACCGAGGAACATCTCAAACCGACTTTTCGCTACTGTGCAGTGGCGCAAACCTTTTACAGCACGGCGGCGGCGGTTCTGCTTGAAATAATCGGATCTGCGACAAAGACCATTCGCGTCAAGAAGATCCTTTTGTGGTCACAATGCGCAACCAAGTTCTACGCCGAGCTTACGATCGGACGCGCTACCGCGGCTTCCGCCGGCACGCCTGCGGCTCTCACGGCGGGCAAGATGGATATAAACGACGCAGCGGCTTCGGCAACCGTAAACATCTACACCGCCGCGGCTGCTTCAGGTACGGGCTTTGCGGCTTTTGACGCAAGGATCATGGGCATATCGCCCCCAAGCGCTTCGATGATTGCTCAGCCGGTTATCTGGGATTTCTGCCTCAATAACGACAAGCCTCTCATTCTGCGGGGAACCGGGGACGTGATCGAGGTGTACAACAACACGACGGGGCTTGGGGCTGGAACGTTCGGGTGCATGGTGGAAACCGAAGAGGACAACTCGTAAGGCTTTCCGGGGAAATCAATAACGAACGCGAGGGCCGGTTTTCGAGGGGGGGCCGGTCCTCAACTACAAACCGCCCTCACAAACCTCAGGAAAAAGGAGAATCGTGATGAACTGGTTAACACTCATTACCGCACTGGCACCGCTCGTAACATCGCTCGTACAGGCCGTTGAGGCCGCTTTTAGCGGAATTAAGAGCGCCGGAACAGTCAAGAAGGCCGTTGTGACTCAGGGTGTGCAGGCCGTTGTGCAGGGAATGGAAACAGCGTCGGCGGGTGGACAGAAAAACACTTGGACGGCAATCGAGGGGATTATCAGTCCGCTGATTGACGATGTTGTGAGCGTAGTGAACGCGGTAAAGCCGGGAGCGGTAACGGCGGATACGGCGGCTCCAGCGGCGGCGGCAGCGACTCCGACAGTACAGGCTTCAACTTCTCAGCAGGCTGCTCCAGCGAGTCAACCCTCGGCAACGGCACAGCCCGTACAAGCGACCCCTGCAGCGGCTAATCTTACGAACATGGCTTCGTAAGATTAGCGACGAAGATATACGCGAACAAGAGGTTGTAAGCCAGGCCGCATCCAAAGGGCCGAGCATTCTGAAGGATGGATTTTGGGAGTGGTTCTGGTGGCGGGTTACTGAGAAAGGGAGGAGAGCGGGCGATGAGTAAGATGGCGACCATTGATCCGAAGCTTTTCGCCCCGGACAAAATCAATGACATTCTGTGTCACTGCATCCGGCAGGCCGAATTACCTCAAACAATAGGTTATAGCCGGATGCACCATCGTCACTACAAAACCGGATCTTATGAACGGGACTGTGATTGCATGGCCTGTCGTAAGGAGCGTGTCGCATGAATGTTAAGCCAACGGGGAAATGATTATGGAAATCATCAAATGGATTTTCAACCTGATTTTCACCTATGAGGCCGATGCCAAGGCGGGCAAGCCTTATTGGACCGATCCGGCATTTATCGGCCTCGTGGTCTCGATCATTGCGACGGAGTTGGCAAAGTACGCTGGTATCCACGTCGATGCCGATCTACAGCTAAAAATTGTCGGCTCGATAACGGGGATAGGCATGCTGGTGAGTCCGCATACCGGGGTTGTGAAAAAGCCGGATGCGACGCCGCCTAAACCTGACGAGCACAATCTGACGAACCTGAGTTGAGGGTGCGCCCTCATAGAAGATCGGGTGCCGAATTATACGCGTTTAAACAAGATCGAATGTTAAGCGCGAATCCGAAGGAAGTGAGGATTCATGGCAGAGTATCCCGAAGACTTCAAGGAAGCGGTGGCTGACCTGATCGACAACTGGGAAGGCGGCTATGAAAACGACCCTGAGGATCCCGGAGGGGAAACCAAGTTCGGGATATCGAAGCGGTCCTATCCTTCGCTCGACATTGCCGGCCTTACGCGCGATCACGCGATCGCGATCTACTACCGGGACTGGTGGCAGAAATACAAGCTTGATACCGACGTTCCGGCTGCGATCCGCGCCAAAGTCTTCAATATGATGGTACTTATGGGGCCCATGCCTGCCTTGACGCTAGCCAAGCGGTGCAGGAGCCTCCAGGAGTACAAGGATAAGTGCGCCCACCATTTTCAGGCCGTAGTGGTGATGCGCCCGGTGTGCGCAAAGTATCTCAAGGGATGGGAGCGGAGGGCGATGGCATGAAACTCAGATGGCCGGAGACCGATGCTGAGTTGATAGGATTTTTCTTTGCGATGGTCATTTTTGTCTCGGCAGTGACGAGCGCCCTGACTGCTTTGATTCTCAAGTGATGGTGCGCCCTCACTAAAAGATCGGGCGCGAACTATACGCATCAGATCTAGCTACGCGTGTAGCGCAAACCCGAACGTAGTGAGGGTTCGCCCTCACGAGAAGATCGGGCGCGGACTGGACGCATTGTTTGGGGTGATGCGTATAGCGGAGGCCTGAAACGAAGTGAGGGTCCACAACGACCGCATAAGCTGGGGCAACATGAGCCGGGCCGAGTATTGGCGTAGATGAGGGAGCAAGCGGAAAATGGACGCCGTGAGCGCCAACGCTTTTATAGCCGGAAGGAGCAAAGAAGTGAGCTGCCGGGAGCAGTTGCGGAAATACCTTTGCGAGATTTGCGGGACCTATCATGTGACGAAAAGCCCAATGGAGAGCATCGATGGACGTAAATTCCATGCACTTGCACCCCGCATAGCCCTTGGCTATATGCCGCCGGCGTTCCGGGATTTCCTGATTTGCGGTGATTTCTCCGAGGCCGATCTCGGAAATATCGCCAATTACCCGGATAAATTGGACCACGACAACGTCCGGCAGTGCGCGGAGATCCACCATGCGCACAGCTATAAGATGGCGATGACAGAGGGTCATCTCAAATGGCTGGACGGCGACTGCCTCAAAACCATCGAGGGGTTGTGCGCTTTCGCCTTGGATGCTTACCGGGAATACCAGAAGCTCAAACTGTGGCCGCACGTCTATATGACCCGGTATGCCCTAGCCAAGCTCACGCATTACGTTATCGACTCGCGCACCTATCCGCATCTTCACCGGGGGAAACCTTGGAGCGAGTATCACCATAAGTTCGAAGATTGGATGGGCCGCTGGCTCGTGACCAATGAGAAGGAAATCGGCCCGTTTGAGTTCAGGAAGTACGAGCATGTTTACAAAAGCTGCCGGACCGTGTGTATGAACGCATGGGAGGATGGGCTGCAGCTTGTTCATCGCCTTGAATCTGGCGGTGGTCATAGCCTTCACACGATGGACGATCGAGACTGTTTAATCGCTTCCCGGCGCTGCATCCAGGGCGTGGGGGACCTGTGGCTCACACTCTTTCAACAGATGGGGATCCGCCCTCACTAAAAGATCGGGCGCGGACTGGACACATTGAGTGCGGGGATGCGTATAGCGGAGATCCGAGACGAAGGGAGGGTCCGCCAATGAGCGGCTGGGAGCATGCGGGATGGATACTGGCGGCGAGCCTGATAGTAAATCTTATCATGTTCTGGCTCGGGCGGCGCACGGGCAAAGGCGACTGCAAAAGCTGCGGGATCACGGAGCTTAAAACCGAGATATCCCGGCTTTGCAATCTGGTCCGCGCACTGGCCGAAAAAGCCGGAATGACCGTCAAGGAGCAGTTAGAAATCGAAAGCATCGAGAGGTAGCCATGTCAAAAATCTACGTTCCAGTGGCAGATCGCATAGAGCTGGCAAAACATGCCATGGAGTTTGCGCACCTGTATCAGCAGAAGCCTCAGCAGCTTTATCACGGGATGCTCGAAGCCGTGGCCATGGAGCCGGAAAGGGATGCGCCCTCATAGAAGATCGGGCGCCGAACTAGACGCGTTTAGGCAGGATCGAATGATAAGCGCGAATCCGAACGAAGTGAGGGTTCATGATGGCAAGCAGGAGTAGTTCCAGGAGTTCTTCATCAAAAGAGAGGACTATTGAGCCGAAGGAAAAGAGCCAAAAGAAGATAAGCTTCCGGGAAGGGGGCCTTCACGATTCTACCGGCACGCCGACCGGAAAGAAGATCCCGGCGAAAAAGCACGAAGAGGCTCGGGAAGGGAAGCTCGGGAAAAAAGTCAAAAAGCAGGAGATGTTTTACGAAAATGTCCTGAAAGGCCGGGGCGGAAAGAAAGGAAAGTAACAATGGAAAAAGAGCCCATAACCCACGTGCATCACCTTGTTCATACCCATGACGGCGGGAGAGTGCACGGCCATTCGGCCCACCACACGCATCGCGAAGATGGACGCGTGCACGCCTCTCATCACGACCATGAAGGCGACTCGACTGTTAAGCCGGATGGCGAGATCCACGCGCAGCACCATTCGCCGGAAATACCCGGTGAAGGCGACGAGAGCCAATATCTGGCGTCCAGAATGTATCCGAGCATGGGGTAATCGATGCCTTCTCAAGTAGACATCTGCAATCGCGCTCTTTCGGTGATCGGAACGAGGTCCTCTATCGCTTCGATGAGCGAGGCGACCCCGGAAGCACAAGCGTGCACCACTCATTTCGAGGGAGCGTGCCGGGCGCTCCTCCGGATTGCGCCCTGGAGCTTTGCAAGATCCGTTGTGCAGGGGGCGGTCATCGCGGCAGCTCCCGGGACGCCTGAGAACCCCAACGGGACGGCGCCGCTTCCTCTCGTTCCGATAAGCGCTGCCAATCCGGCAGGGAGCATTCCGACGCAAATCGTCACGTGGCAGTACGAATACGCGTGGCCTCAGGACTGCATCAGGCTCCGGCAGATAAAGCCGCCATTCAACAGTCCGAACCAGGGCGGAAATGTCGTCCCGATCTGGCCGGGGATCGACATGGGATTTCCCTTTTTCGGAGGGTTCGGCGGTCTGGACCTTGGAAGCCGGGTCCCTTACCAGATCGGTCTAGACAAGGACGCGGCGGGGAACCAGATCAAGATCATTTTGAGCGACATCGAATACGCTCTCCTAGTTTACACCTGCCTCGTGGACAATCCGAATCTGTGGGACGACGAGTTCTCGGAGGCTTTTGTTTTCATGCTGGCTTCGCACCTGGTCGGGGCGCTCATAGGCGATAAGCAACTGGATAAGGCGCTCTATGAGAAGGCGGCTCAGATGGCGCTTACCGCACGGGCCGTGGATGCAAACGAGCAGCCGGTTAGTCCCAATCATACGCCGGACTGGATCCGGGTGCGCGGATTCTACCCGATTCCGGGAATGATGCCGTATCCGATGGATGATGACAATGACTATGGGTATTACGGGGCGGGGCCTTATTAGGAGGAAGATAAGAAATGGCAGCTTCAGCGCAATTTACAAGACTTGCTCAAGGAGTCGATCAAAACGGCCTGCCCGTACTTGGGGCTATACCGCAATCCAATTATGTTGACGCCTTGGTGTTCTCCGGTGCAGGGAACGCCGCCGATACCATCCCGACGTTCACCGATGCGAACGGGACCGTTTGGTATCCTAACTTCGTCATGATCGGCGCTCCAGCAGGCGTTAATTTTTTTTGCTCGTTGAGTGGAACGGCAGCCGTGCCGGGGGCCAACATCTCTAACGGAACGGCGTCCGAGCAAAATCCCGTTATTCGCCAGATTCCGAGGGGAACCACAGCCATCAGCATAGCGGTGAGCGCCGCCTGCATTGTGACGCTCTCGTATTTCCTGTAGGAGGAACCGATGATAAGGCGGTATGCCTTTTTAATATTTGCGGTTTTGCTCCTGCCGTTGACTGCCTATCCGCAGATCTATACACAGGGCGGTGGTGGAGGTCTTCCCGGTGTTTCGAGCGACGGCATGGGCGGATTAGCCGCCCAGGGTGACATAAGCGCACGCGGCTACAGCGGCCTGCCGGTCCCGCCCACTTCGGTCGTCGGCATAGGCGACAGCATCACGTTCGGCTACGGCGCTTCCCTCAATAACTCCGGTTACGCTTATCTTCTCGCCAACGATCTGGGTTCTCCCTTGACCGACCTCGGCATCAATGGCCTACAGGACTGCGACATTGCCGACCAGGAAGCATTTTTCCAGTCTCCGGGGCAAACGGGCGCCCCATTCTACATCGTTCTCGCAGGCACCAACGACGCCTGGAAGAAGGGCGTGGGATCTTATGAAGCCGTAGCGGGGACCTGCTATCAGTCGATGCTCTCCTGGCTGTCCATCCCTTCGACGAGCAAAGTGTTGGGGCAAAGCGCATCCAACACCACAACCGGCACATGGACAAATGACAGTTCGTATGGCGGGTCCGTGGCCCTCGCGTCCTCGGTCAGCGGTTCCACCCTCTCCATCCCGATCAGCACCACGGGCGGCCCGATTTACGCCTGGTACATCTTAAACGATACCTACACGGGCACGGGCACTTATGCCCTGGACAGCGGCACAGCCACAGCCTTTTCTTCATTCACCAGTCCGGCGATAGCCACTTATACGGGCGGCACGCGGGGGGTTGGTTTCATACGCTTTACGGGCGTCACGGCGGGCAGCCACACGGTAAAATTCACGACGACGAACAACGGAGTTGTGAGCATCATCGGTGTCGGCACGGTACCTCCATCGGGCTATTGGCTGGGCGAGCCGACCGTCTATGCAGGCGGCGTCTTAAAAGAACAAAACGATCAGAATTCCGCTGCGACCGCCGAGTATGATTCGGATAACTCGACCTGGGCAAGCCAGCTCTTTAGCGACGGCCTGAACATTTTCTTCGTCCCTGTCCGCCCATACGTCAATTCCACAACGGATATGTACGACCAGTATCACCCAAATCAGACGGGCTGCCAGCACCTCGCGAACGCATTTCATGCGCGCATGCAGTACACGCCTAAATATTTCTACCAGGGGACAACGGGAGGCATCATCAACCCGAATGGGCCAGTCGGGGCGCAAATGTCGGTTTCCGGCCAGACCAGCCCGACTCCGGGGCAAATAGTCAAATGGGATTCGACAGGCGTGGCCCTGGTCGATACGACCCCTGCCGATCTTCCATGCACAACCTGGGCCGTCATAAACGGTTTTTCTCCCTGCGTCTCGCTTGGTTCGAATCTGCTGGTGAACGGAGGCTTCGAAGGATCGTGGTCTGCGGGACTGGCTACCGGCTGGTCGTTATTGGGGACTGCCACCGCCTCTCAAAACAAGACCCTTGTTCATTCAGGATTTTTCAGCCAGGGCATCCAGGGCGCTGCGGCCAATGACGGCCTGTCGCAGGCGGTCACCACCACGGCGGGGATATGGTATCAATTCACAGCGTGGACCTACACTACCTCGGGGACTGCGCAGTGGGTCGCCTTCACCAATGGTACAAGCAATGTATTGGACGCGACCACAACATCTTCGAGCAACAATTGGAATCAATTTCTGGCAGCCGGTAGGAGCGTAGGAACATCGAGCACGATCTATATCAGGCAGTCCGGATCGTCGCCTTTGCTCACGGCGGCAATAGATGATTGCTTCATACAGCCAATTGCCCTGAACACGACGCTCTTCAGTTTTTCAACCTGGTCGGGATCGAGCACGCCGAGCCTTTCGGCTGCGGTGACGGCCCTTCCCCTTGATGCTAACAACGCGTTTCCGATGACGCAGGCGGGCCTGGCGATAAAGCTGGACAGCTACACGGCCCCGGCCAACGGCATCTTTGCCTATGTAGGACCAAATGGCAACGCAGCTTATGTCTACCTCGACAAACTCGTCGCGGGCACGTGGACAAACGTTGCGAGCGCCGCCGTGACGTACAGCGCGGGGGCGGTGTTGAAGATCGGCGAATCGAGCGCGTCGAGCAACTCCTATACGGTCAGTTACAATGGGAGCGCGGTCATATCGAGTCAAACGATCAGCGACTCGTCAATTGCGTCAAATGTTCTGGACGCAAAGTTTGCGACCAATTGGCAGTCCCTGGTTGGAACAACAACGGTGCAGTAACTTAATCGTCTTCAGGTGAGCCACCTCCAAACTTCGAAGAGAGTGACGGCCACATAAAGCGCAGTGAAGACGATGGGGAATAGTTAGGGTTCCTGATATCGAAGACCATGCAGATCGCTATAACGGCAACGTCGAATGAAATCTTTTTCTTGTGCGCCTTTAGATTGTTCCAGTCAGGCTTCATAAGGGCCTCTCATCTTCAGGCTGGATGGTAGCATCAAGGGGCGGCTGTGTCAGTAGACAAAACAAGAGGCCATCATGCTTACCACTACGCAAAACTATGTCACCTACCAGGGGAACGGGGCCACAACTTCCTTTCCTTTTGGTTTCATTGTGCCGGCGGCCGGGCAGTTGGTCGTTTCGATCACCAACAACAATGTCAGCCCTGCCGTGACGACGGTTCTGTCCGCGTCGCAGTATTCGGTCACGGGGATCGGGACGGGCAACGAGTTTGCAGGGGGGTCCGGTTCGGGCGGCGTCCTTACTTATCCGACTTCGGGGAATCCTCTGCCTGCTGGCTGGAGCATCACGATTCAGCGGATTGTCCCATATCTACAGGGGATTTCCCTTACAAACCAGGGGGCGTTCTATCCGCAGGTTGTGGAGGCTGCGCTCGACTATCTTACCATGGCGGTTCAGCAGATCGCAGCGGGGACGTCGGGGACTTCTCCGGTGCTTCCGGCCTGGATATCGGGGCTTCAAACGCTCACCGACGTAAATAACAACGTGAATTCGGCAACCCCCTCCCTCGCGGGGCTTGCGCCGGTCTACAAGACGGCCAACACGGCCGCCACGACCATGACCGGATTCACGAACCTGGTGGCCGGCCATTACTTCAAGGTGATCTTCGAGGACGCGAACACGACGGTCAGCTTCGGGACGGGGATCATAGGCAACAGCTCGCAGAGCTGGTCGCCCAATCTCGGCGACTTCATGGACTGCGTGACCGATGGAACCTGTGTTTATGCCTTTACGTCCGGGACGCTTTCGACGCTTCAGAGCTATATCAACACCGAGGTGGCAGCCCAGATCGCGCCGCTTCAAGTGTCTTTTCGCAACCGGCTGATAAACGGCGACATGGGGATCGACCGAAGACACATGGGAAGCCCTCAGTCTGTTCAACAGTCGGATTCGGGCGACAATCTTTATCGGCTGGACAGATGGGCGGTCGCTATCACCGGCGCGGGCATTACCGCGCAACAAGTGAGCGGGTCGGGCCAATGGAAGAACGCACTCCAGCTTAGCGGCGCGGCATCGAATACGGGATTTAGCGTCTACCAGCGAATCGAATCCATAAATACCGTGGATCTGGCGGGATCGACCGTGACGCTTGAGATCGATCTTGCGAGCAGTTCCCTTACGACCATCACATGGACCGCTTATTATCCGAATGCCCAAGATAATTGGTCGGGGCAGACTCAGGTTGCGACCGGCACGTTTACTATCAACGGCAATTTGAGCCGATATTCCACAACGATCACTCTTGGCACGGCGGGCGGTAAAACGGCGGCGAACGGCCTGTCCATTGTTTTTTCCGGCGGCGGACTGGGTGCAAGTCAAACTTTTCAAATTACCGGCGCACAGCTTGAATCGGGAACCGCGGCCACGACTTATGAGCGCATCCCCGACGACATACAACTGCTGAGGTGTCTGAGATATTGTCCATCCTGGTCAAGCACGGCCGGAGTCGTTGCGCCGGCGTTTACAACGGGTACGACGGGAGGTTACGCCGTTTTTTCCTTTTCCGTTCCGGCAAGGATTGCGCCAACAGGTTTATCCACGACCACTACCGTTACGCTTGTCGCTAGCGGCGGGGCTTCGAGCACTGTAACACCGGGTCTCGGGGCCTGGTCCGACGCCTGTGTTTTGATCGCCCTTTCCGGGGGATCGGGCCTTACGGCCAACCAGCCCGGATATATCAATGCAACGGCCGGCAGTTTATATCTTATGGGATGCGAGCTGTAACCAAATCCGCCCTCACGAAAAGATCGGGCGCGGACTGGACGCATTGAGTGCGACGACGCGTATAGCGGAGACCCGAAACGAGGTGAGGGTCCACCGCAGAGGCGCAGAGGAAAGAATTGAAAAAATATCGTAAAAATTTTTTTAGAAATCGAGTCCTGGCGCGTATTCGCATGATTTTTTATCTTCCGGCCGAAAGGTTTTTCTCTGCGCCTCTGCGTCTCTGCGATGGCTTTTTAGGGGACCGATGCCTGTAAATTTCATCCAACCTACTTTTGCCAGCGGAGAGTTGGCGCCCAGCATGTATGCGCGGGTCGATCTCGCCAAATATCACGCGGGCTTGAAGCTTTGCCGCAACTTCTTCATCCTGCCGCAGGGAGGGGCGAGCAACCGCGCGGGGACCATGTTTGTGGGAAGATGCCGCAACTCCAACTATCCCGTTCATCTTATCCCTTTTCAGTTCAGCCTCATTCAAACATATGCGCTGGAGTTCGGCCACCAGTACATGCGCGTCATTATGAACGGTGGTTACGTGCTTGAGCCCGCTATTGCCATCACCGGGATCACGAATGCAAATCCGGGGGTGATCACCACGGCGAGCGCCCACGGCTACTCGAACGGCGACCAGGTTTTTATCTCAGGCACGGGGACTTCTCTCGATTCGACCCCCGGCAGGCAATACCTGGTTGCCAACGCTACGACAACGACGTTCACTCTCACCAACCTGGACGGGATTGGGATTAATACCAGCGGCTATGCGACATATTCCGGAGTCGGGGGCGCCGTTGCCAGAGTCTACACCCTGACGACGCCTTACCAGGGGAGCGATGTCCAGCTCATCAAGTGGACGCAGAGCGCCGATACGCTGACCCTTTGCCACCCGAGTTATCCGCCTCAGGACCTTACAAGAACTCAGCACTGGGTTTGGACGCTCACGCAGCTTTCCTTTGCGCCCTTGATTCAGCCTCCGGCCGGCGTGGCCGCCAGTATGGGCGGTTCAGGGTCCTGGCATTACCAGTATGTTGTTACGGCCTGTTCGGAGGCGCCTCCGGAGGAGTCGCTTCCGTCCACCGTTGCAAGCGGAACGGGCGCGCAGCTAAACGACGGTTCGACCGGAGGCACCGCTGTTTCAAACACGATCTCGTGGAAGGCGGAGGTTTCGGCTTCCTACTACAATGTTTATAAGGCAAACCCTGTCTACAATGCGGCAATTCCGACAGGGGCAATGTTCGGCTACATAGGACAGACCACCGGGACAACATTTATAGATACGGAAATCGGCCCGGATTTCACTCGGGCGCCTCCGCAGGGGACAAACCCGTTCAATGCCGGACCCATTACCACTGTTACCGTGACGGCCCAGGGGAGCGGATATCCGGCGAACACGATGCTTTATGTAAGCGACATCGCCGGGACGGGCGCAGTACTTACGCCGACCATATCAGGCGGAGCGATCACGGGGGTTACGGTTGCAAATGGCGGTCAGAACTACCAGAACCCCGTCGTCGGGGTCGCCAATGTGGGCTCCGGGGCTGCAGGGCATATAAACGTGCAGTCAGTGGGTTCAGGCGGCTGGGGTGGCCTGGGAAATTTCGGAGGAGTTACCGCAACGATAACCAGCGGCGGCCAGAATTATTTTGGCACCGTAACGGTTGCGCCTGCCTCCGGAGGAAGCGGATGCACTTTTACGCCTGTCATCACCAACGGGGTCATAACGGGCATCACGGTGACAGGCATCGGGTCGGGCTACACGGACGGCGACAGTTTGGTATTTACCCAAACGGCAGGGTCGGGCGCGACGTTCAACGTCTCGATAGAGCCCTCCGGGTCCTATCCATCATGCGCGAGCTACTTCCAGCAGAGAAAGGTCTTCGCGGGGTCTTTAAATCAGCCGCAAACGA